CGTCTGTTAAAAGTAAACGTTTAATTTCTTGTGTTCGTGTATTTTTAAATACACGATAAGTTGCATATTTTTCCATCATTTTTTTTACCTTAAAAATTAATTAAGCTTTTGGTTCACCTGTTTTATTCCCAACTTTCTTTTCTGGTTTAGGTCTTATTCTATCGCTTCTACGCTCGCCTGGATTTTTTTGGTTAGGTGGTGTACCACCAGGAGGTGTATTAATTCCTAAATCTTGATTTACTGTTGCTATATCTATTTGCCGCGGTCCTTGTAATTGTTCTGTTTGAAATTGGTTTAAACGCTCTAATACTAATGTATATGTAGTTGGCATATTTCTAGATAAATCAAGTAACTTTTGACTTCGCATATTTTCAGGAAGATTTAATAATTCTATAGATAACTTATCAATTAACTTAAAAGGATCTTCTGGAATAGCTTCATTTTCTTTTTGTAGTTCATCTTCAAATAATTCTACTTTATATTTAAATATTTCATCTTGAGCTAATTTTTGTGCTCTAGCTTGATATTTAGCTAATATCATTTGTGCACGTCCTTGAGCTTCAGCTTGTTTTTCAGCATTTAAAACAGCTTCTTCTCTGTCTTCGATTCTTGACATGTTTAATGAGTTTTCAATTTCGTAATGATTTAACCCAAATTCTTCATGTAAAGTTCTATCATCAATTTTACCACTAGAATTTAATTGTATTAATAATTGTTTTGATTCTGAATCATCTGACATTTTAAATTTCTTAAAGTGAACTTTAATTCTCGGATAATTTAAATATGTAGCTAATTTAGGTATTAAAAAATAATTTAAGAAATCTAATAATAATTCTCTATATGTTAAAAAATGATTTTCAACTATTCTTAAAGATACTGATGATCCAGTCCAACTAGTTCCGCCTTTAATAAATTCAAGAGGCACCCCTAAAGAATTTATAATAGTTTCCTCTAAAAATCTCATTTCCGGGGTTAACATAAGCATTTTTGCATTTCCACCTAATTCCTGATATTGCATAGGAATTGGAAATATTGCAATATGATTAGGGTCAATTTTCCATCTTGAAACTTGATCTTGAACTTCTGATTTCCATTGACCTAAATTCATTTGTGAATATGGATCGATTGTTCCATTAGATGCCGGTGATATTACTTTTTTAGGAACTAAATGTTCATGTACTATGGCTTCATTACCACGTCTTAATGTTTGTAAGTAATAAATATCTTTTAAAGCTGGAAGTATCATTGGTTTTCCCCACCCCATATCTTCCTCTGCTATAGTTGGATATTTCATATGATAAAAATTGTTTTTGTCTAACTCTAATTTTTTATTTAATTTTAACGCATCTAAAAATGCTAAAGGAATATCTTTTAATATAGTTTTATTACCTGCAATTATTTGATTTTTAATTTTATTAGGAATTGTATAATAATATGTAGCACTACCAGTAATAGGATTATATTCAATATCTATATTATCTGGGGCCCATCTAACAAATTTTAAATTATCTGCTGATTTAACTATTTCATCTTGAGGATGCATTAAAACATTTTCTGTTTTACAAGATGGGCATTTAACTCCAAAAAAAGAATAATTTTTAAATTTATATGGAATTGATTCAATTGTATGGACTTCTCCACATACAGAACATTTTAAAAATCTTTTAGCCGGTATTACTAATGAAATAAAAACATTGCCCATTGTAAAGTAGTCTAATCCTATTTCAATTAAAAATGGTTTTATTTTTAATTTATCATTTAACATTACATCATAATCATTTTTTACTTTTTCTTCTAAAGCTGTATCATATAGAATATCTGTTATTGGGTATTCTGTCAATTTTGTAATAACATTTCTTAAAAATGAATTTGTAAAGAAAAAATTACGACAAAATTTAAAAAGTGATTTTATATTTTTAGGAATATAATTATTTGCTAGATCAAAAAATGGATCAGGATATCTTACTATTTTTGCCCCACTGCTTGAAAATAACATACTACTTTCTGTTAGTTCTGTAACTGGCATTTTATTGTTCCTTTAAGTATTCTAATATTCTTAAATATTTCATTGCTTGAATTCCTAGTGGAGTTTCAGGAATATTTTTTTCTTTTGACTGAGCGATTACTTTATCTAGATATGGGTCATCTTTATAGCCTGGAATATGCGGTAAAAATTTTATTCCATTGTTTTTAAATATATATTTTATATAATTATAGACCTCATTACTAAATTTCGCGTTTGGTCTTAATTTTTCAATTAATTGTAAAGCATACCAAATCCATTCTGGTTCTACGCCCTCTGTTTTTGTTACATCGGGACTTATATTATTTAATACTTGTACAGCATTTTCAAATACATCCATATCTTCAAATATAACATTTGTAGTTAAAATTACTTTAATTACTAAGATATATTCTTTTTCTTTTGAAGTAAGTTCTGGAAAAAGTTTATCTAAGGTTTCTGGTTCTAATATATCATTATTAAATATTAAATCTACTAAATTCATTTATCACCATTTAATTTTTTATCTACAGCACGTTGTATTGCAAAGGTCAATGCCATTAAAGGAACAACTTTCAATACTTTTGGAGTTAAACCTTTATAAAAACGACCGACTCCTTTAACTACCCCTTTAATTCCTTTTGATTTGCCTTTTCCTTCTCTGTATAAATTTTTTATTATTTGTGTAGTTGTCTTCTTATTACCGGGGGATCCAGCAGCAGTAGCAACTATATCTAAAGGAATTGTTGCTGCAGTAGCTATACCACCGGCTATACCACCGCTTATTAATTTTTTTGATGTAGGTGTATTAAATATACTTTTTTCTTTAGCTAATTTAGTTAATTCATCATCAAAAGCTAATAATTGAATTTCTAACATAAAATTATCCTCATTATTCATTTTCTAATTCAGCATCAATAAAACAACCTTTAGCAACTGCTGTTAAAGGTTCTTTAACTAATTTTATTTCTGATATTTGTATTGGGAAACCTTTTTGAGTGAATTGTTCTTTAAATACATCTATAAACCCTTTTACCATTGATGTACCTCCTCCACATACTATAGGAATAGCTTCTGGGAATTCAGGCATACTATTAGACTTAAATTGTTGTTCGATATTAGCTAATATATAACGTATTAACGCTGAGTAATAAGTTTTAATTGCATTTTGCTCACGAGTTCTGTTTGTTTCTTTTGATGATATAGAATAATCACCAGATTCTTTTATTTTTTGGGCTTTAGCTTTAGATATACCACAATCATTAGCAACTTGGGTATCAATCCAATCACCGCATTTAGCAACTGAAAATTCTAAAGCACTTATACCTTGATACATAATTGCAATGTTTGCCATACCCGCTCCAAAACTTATTGCAATTCCAGTTAAGGAGTTATCAGATAACCCAACGTATCCTAAAGCTACTGCTTCATTAATAGCTTTAGCTTTATAGCCTAAACTTTCTATAATTTGTTTTATAACATCTTCGTGATAAGAAATTTCTTGTTCTTTATCTACTGGCTTACCGGGTATACAGTAAGTAACAAAACCATCTTCACTCTCATCTTTTTCAGGTAATAAACTATTTATAAGCTCTCTTAATACTGGAAAAGCATCTGCTTCTGTTGGATTTAATGTCCCCTGCCTCATTGGTCTACGAAGTTCTGCATTACCAAATATGTTAGCTAATTCAGTAGCTTTATTCCCAACAATATATAATTTGTTATTTATCTCTACAAATGGAACATTCATCATCTTTAAATTTTTCTTAGATGTTTTTTCTGAATCCACTTGTAAAAAAGCATCTCTTTGAATTTTTATTTCATCTTTTGTGCAACTGACAAAATTTCCAGTGCCAATATCAATTCCTACTATTTTCATTTATCACCTATTTACTTTGTAATTTTATTTTATCAACAATATTTTTTATTGTAGCATTATTTTGTTGAACTCTAGCTTCAGAGGCTATTAGATCTAATTTATTTTTTAATCCTTTTGTTAATC